CCAAAATCAGATAAAGTAGCTTTACCAACCACTTTGCCTAAGCATGGAATAAGGGCATTATTTAGCGAGGGTGAAAGAATTTTAGAGAGAGCGTCACAAGTAACAAACTTACCCCCTGAGAGTCCGGCTACTCAAGCTATTGCACAACGCATGGCTAAAGGTGATCCGTTTTCATCAGAAGCTTTAGAAGATGCTAAGGCTGAAACAATGAGACTAGTAAAAGCTGGTTTAATTCCTAATCCATACTACGAAGGATTCGAGGGAAAAATATCACAAGCTTACGATATACTAGCTCCGTTGTCTGTTGAGATAGGTGTTCCAGTTGCAGCATCTGTAGCACTAGCTCCGCTGTCTGTTAACCCACCGTTGTACTTTAGTTTGTTAGGTATGAGTTCTGGTGCTGCTAACTTATTTGCACAACAGATGCGTATAGGTGCAGGGTTTCAGGATGAGACTTCTTATATGGAGGCTGCTGCTGCTGCTGGTTGGGGGTGGCTTCCCGGTATAAATATAAGAAGACTTAAAGATGCTAGTTCTACCGTTAAAAGTATAGCAGGTGGTATCGAAGGTGCTGTAATGGCTGGCGGTGAAAACTTAACACACCAAGGTCTTGAGATGCTTTACGGTAAACAAAAAGAACTTAAAGGTTCTGAGTTGTTATTAACATCTGGAGGCGGTGCTGCGATTGGAGCGGTAATAAAAAGAATAGGTGCAGCTTTAGATATTAAATACGATCCTAAAGAAAAACCGTACCCACTTATCCGTAAAGCTATCAAGGACGAGATAAAGGGTGTCCGTAAAGAGCTTAATCGATTAAAAAAACAAGGACAAGTTAGAGGTTTAAAGGTACATAAAGAAAGATTGGATCAGTTAGAAAAGAAATTAGAAGACCTACCTAAACCACAAGACGATGTCTACCAAAGAGCTATTGATTTACTTGAGAAACACGAAAAACAACAAGTAGAATCTTTTGAGTTATTCGCTAAAGAGTGGCAGGAAAGTAAAGCTGCTCAAGCACTGAAAGAAAGTGACGTACCTACAGCTAAAGTAGAAGAAGCTAAAGTTCAAGTAGAGCCTGAAGTTCCTGTTACAGAAGCTAGGACTCAATTTAAAGAACTGGGTACGGCTTCACCCAAAGCACAGGAATGGTTAACATCTAAAGGAGAACCAGCTTTAGCTTCTAAAAACGAGCAGGGAATATGGGAACCTCAAGAGTTTTTTCACGCAGGTAGTTTAGGTAAAGAGGGTGAAACTTTTGAAATAGATTTAAAAAAATCACAGAGGAGGGGGGCACAAGAAGATGCTTTCTTTGTTTCAACTTTACAGGAGGGTGCTAAACAATTTGACCCTAAAGGACCACCTCCATTAAAAGTTGCAGTTAACCTAACAAAGCCGTGGGATTTTGAAAACCCTGAGCATGTTCAAGATATAATAGATGCTATAGGGCGTGAGAATTTAACAGACGCACAGATAAGAGGAATTAGTAGGGGGCATATGCTGACTATAGAACATAACCTCTTAACAACTATAAAGGAAAGAGGATATGATGGTTTCTTCGTAATAGAGGATGGCGTAAAGAACTTAGGAGTGTTTGATCCGTCAAATGTAAAGCTTATCGAAGATCAAGATGTAGTGGGGCGGACTGCTAAAGTTAGCGGGGAGTTTGGAAAAACTTTGGATGTAAGAGGTGTAGTTAAACCGGAAGTAGAAGCTCCTAAAGCGGGGGAACCTGAAGTAAAGCAACAAGCTAGAGAAGCATTAGATGACTTCATGGCTGGTGGTGGAACTCGTGAGGTTGATCCTGAGACTGGTAAGTTGATGGATACCGAAGACGAGATAAAAGCACGGCTACTCACTGATGATACCGAAAAACAAAGACTTATTAATTCCGTACAAGAGGCTATCAAAGAAGACTTAGCTAATATTAAAGGAGGTCGTGAATCTCAAGTTGAATACTTAGCTAAAGTACAAAGGGAACTAGACAGACGCTTAGGTAGAGAGACTGGCGATGAACATGCGTTAGTATTAAGGGCAGCTCAATTAAGTGACAACTTAGAAGTAGCAGATGCTATAAATGAGTTATCTATACAAATGACAGCTAACGGTGTTGTAATGGTTAAAGCATTTGATGACATATTAAAATTAGCTAAAGACAAAAACTTAGATAACAAAGCTGATTTAAATGATCTTCAAACTTCTATATTGAAAACAATACCGCTAATGCTGGGTTGGAAAAAAGTAGGTACAGCTTCAGGACGGTTATTGCAATCTAGGAAATATACAAAGGACCAACTAGAGGTACAGATAGAAGAGCTTGAGAAACAGATGGAGGAAAACTTAGTAAGTAATTTAAAAGCTTCTAAAGACTTAACTCCTGAAGAATTAGATAAGCAAATAGAAAGTTTTGGAGATATAAAAGCTGTTAAAAGTCTTCTTAAAGCTGTGCAACAATCAGACGATGTTGAGGACTTAAAGAATATACTAATGAAGCAACAGCAAGGTTTCCAAAACCAAAGTTCTCTTAAAAGATTTTTAAACGATGATACTTCAATTTATACTAAAGTAAGAGATGTTGGTATAGATGTTAGAATGTCTAGCCTATTATCTGCACCTACGACTCTAATTAAAGTAGGAGTGGGTAATGCTGTTATGTCTCGTTATCATACATGGATGGGTAAAGTAGGGGCTAAGTATATGGCTGTAGCTCCTTGGGCTAGACAGGGTATGACTAAACAACAATTTGAAGAGGCTTATAATTTTTGGAGTAAGGTGGGTATGTCTTACGGTGAATTTAACGATATAGCATGGCAAGAAGCAAGGAAGGCTTTTAAAACTGGTATATCAGACTTGCAGACACACTACGAGCATACCGGTGAATCTGCGTTATCAATGGAGCGTACAGGTATATCAGGAGCACTTGGCCAATCGTTAGAGAATGTAGGTCAATTTATAGATGTACCGGGTAAGGCTATGTCTGCTATCGATGCTAGAGCTAGAATGCGGATTGCACATTCAATGACTAGAGCTAAAGCGGAGTACGATTGGAGAGTTGCTAAAGCAGAAGGTGAAGAAGTGCCGGATAACTTTGACGAATACTATCAAGGTTTCTTGAGGAAAGTATTTACTGAGGACAAAACAAGGTTAATGACCGAAGACCAAGTTAGAAGGCAAGCTTTATTAAACGCTGAGAAGGAAGGAGTTAAAGCTGAGAACTTAGCTTCTTATATCGATAACTATGTTAAAAATAATTGGGATAAAGATACTAGCAACTTTGTTAGTTATGTACAACGGAACATAAAAGAAATAACATTTACTGAAGAGTTGGGTGAATTTACAGACATCAATAAATTAGAAGCGGGCACTAAGAAATTTGAATCTATTTTAAATGAGTTCCCACTACTAAAAACAATATTAAGCCCGTTCCAAAGAACTGGTAGAAATATTATTAGAGAAGGATTGAGCAGTACTTCAGCGTTAGCTTCCGTGCCCGGTCTAAGTAAATATGCAGATAAGATATGGGCTAAGACGATGCAGGATTTAAACAGTGGTGATCCTATCATCGCAGCTCGTGCTAAAGGTAGACAAGTTGTTGGAGCTGGTATAATCGCAGCTGCTTGGGGTTTAGCGGAAGCTGGTTTATACGAAGGTATGATAGATCAGAATTGGAAGAAAGAAGAAAACTTTTCGGTAGGTACTGGTTTGAATCCGTATGAGTTAAGAATACCATGGGGTGATGAAGTCTACGGACAAGATATAAGCTTTATTGAGCCTTTTGCTACTATAATGAACATAGTTGCTGATGCACATACTTTATCTAAAGGTCGTATGTCGCACAAAAAAGAAGCAATGAGTGCTGTGTATATGTTAAGTTTGGTTGTTTCTAATAATATAGGTAATAAATCTTACTTTAAAAGTGTAGGTGATGCATTAGAACTTATCCAAATTACTATCGAATCAGAGGAGGCCGTCGAAGCTAAACAAAAAAGACTTATAAAAGGTTTAGGTGCTAGTGTTGTACCCTCGATTATGAACTCAATGTCAAAGGCTACTGATGATTGGCAAAGGCGTGGCGATACTATGTTAAACGCTATAGCTAAAAAGATTAGTTTAATTGCTAGAGAAGTACCACCAGAGCGTGATATGTTTGGGGATCCAATTCCTTTACACAAAACAGACAGAGCTAAAATAGTAAGTATAATAAATCCATTCAGATTAGGTAAACAGTTAATGGATGTTGATGATTATGTTATTACTGATGAAAACGGCTTTAGGGGTTTTGATTTAGAGAAACTTAAAAGTATTGAATTAAGAGAAACTATAAAAGGTAAACCAAATCCTAAGTATAACGAACAAGAAGTAAGAAATGCAGCTTGGGCTATAGCTTTAGAATTAGACGGTACATATCATTTTAACGGAGGTTCTACTATAAAGAATGATATAGATTTACAAGAGGTAGTGCATCCAGAGACTAGAATAGATGCTTTCCATGCTTGGCAGAAAGAATATAAGAATTTAAGAAGAGATGGATTAACTGTAAAACAAGCTGTTATAGATTTAGCTAAGTCTTGGTCTGATTCTGAAATAGATAAAAAAACAGGCAAAGTTAAATCAGTTGAATATGTTAAGTATGACCCTAAAAAGAACCCAGAAGGTTTTAAGCAAAAAGATGTTAGACTGAGTGATTTAAATGCTCTTCTTAACGAATATAAAGATGCAGCTTACGATAACATAGAACAACAGTATCCGATATTAGTGGAACAAAAAGAAGAGGAGGCGATAAGACAGGAGCTGCAATATAAAAGACCTACAACTGAAGAGGCTATGAGATTAGTTTCTGAGATGCCTCTACAAAAATACAAGAAAACGCAACCGGATACTAAATTAAAAGAACTCATTAGTAAGACTCCTTATTTTCCAGCCGCTCTCGACTAAGGACTTGCTCTTCTCACTCAATAATTAATAATATACACTTAACATCATGGCTAACACCTACAACGACTACACAGGCGACGGAAGTAATCGTTACTTCAATCTTAATTTCGAATACCTTAGAGACGATCACGTAAAAGTAAAAGTTGACGGGTCAGAGGTAGGTTTCGTTATTAATACAGACCTACCCACTAAACGAGTTTATCTAAATACTGCTCCTGCTAATGGTGCTAAAGTAAAAGTGTATCGTGACAGTCGTGGTGATTTTTCCCCGCTTGTTGACTTTGTAGATGGTTCTGTACTTACAGAGAATGAGTTAGATGAAGCGTATAAACACAACTTATTTGTATCGCAGGAAGCATCAGAAGGTACTGGTAATCAACTACTTACTAAGAAAGATACGAACGACTACGACGCTGAAGGTAACAAGATAATAAACCTTGGTACTCCTACTGCTTCTACAGACGCTGCTAACAAAGCTTACACCGATCAAACAATAGACAACGCTATAGCTCTTGGCGGTAGTCCATCTATTGTATCGCTTGGTGGGTACGATGTCACTGCATTAGGCACAACACGGGCTAGGAGTCTTGCTGATCGGTTTGCTGATGTTGTGAACGTGTTGGACTATATCCCAACCAACTTACACGCTTCGATACTAGATGGTACAATAGATACAGATTTATTTTCTTATATAAACTCAGCTTGGACGGATGCTTTAGCTGACGGTAAATCAATGTATTTTCCATCAGGAACTTATTTAAGTAAAAGCAACAACTTTCCTATGGGTCGTGTAAACGGTTCCGTCCCGACTTCTCTTTTAGATTGTAAAAACATTACTGTGTTTGGCGATGGTCGCTCTACTATTTTAAAAACTAAAACAGCCACAGGAGCAGATGTACTTCAAATAAACGGAGCTAAGAACTTCCATGTTAGAGATTTATCAATTACTTCAGAGTTAACAGGCAGCTCAGGAGCTGGTTCTAATTGTGTATCTATTACGAATGGTGGAGATAATATTACCTTTGAAAATGTATTTGCATACAACGCCGCTTATGTCGATAAGACTACCTATTTAGATGGTGGTAAAGGTTTCACTATTCAAACAGCAACTCCAAGCGTAACTTTAGGAAAAATATTAATTAGTAATTGTATAGTGGATGGCTGTACATACGGTTTTGATTTTACTCTAGTGTATAGTTATTTAATCAATCAAAACCCTTCTATAATTTTTGATAATTGTATAGCAGAAAATTGTTGGTACGGTTACCTTGTTAATGCGGGTGCTTCTACTGTAGCTCTTCAAGCTGGATGGAGTATTGGACTGAAGTTTTCAGGCATGGCTAATAATTGCCAAAAGGGTGTTGTATTAGGCAGAGGTCACGGTGTAGATGTAGATGTAAAAGTATTTACTAATAAAACAAAAGCTAATCTTAAACTTGATCCTACAGGTTCTGCTTGGTCAACCACTCTTAATACAGATACTGTAGGAGCTGAGTTTTTATATGCTCACAACTCTAAAATTAACATCACAGGATACCTAAATGATGTAGATAAAAAAATTAAAGTGGGAGGTGCAAGCCAAGGTTCAAGCGGTTTAGCAGGAGCTACTGATGCTTGTGAGTTGTATTTCGATATTGGCGGTACTGCTGTTACAGACATTGAGCTAATAAATGAAGGCGGTAATAGAGTACGTAAAAGCGTTGTTTATATTTCTCCTACTACTACATCTAGTGTGGACGATTTATTTTATCTACCAGCTTATGATAATACTATTATCTATGGTTCTAACCGTAAGTTAATAAGCCCTAAAATCGGTACGGATTTAAATTTTACTGAAACAGACGGCGTAACTTCGTATGTAAATATACAAAAAAGCGGGTTTGGTGCTTTTGTTCAACAGACAGGGGCTTCGGGAGGTACAAATAAAAACTTCGGTGTTAAAGATAATTCAGGAAATAACGAGTTTGTAATATATAATAACGGAGAAGTTGCTTTCAATACGTCTGCAACAGCTACAGGATTAGGTTCTATATCTCATGTGGTTTATCTCCGTAATCCAGCTACTGACGCTATTACAGGTTATATACCCGTCTATTCATCTTTTACAGGCTAACTTAAATAATAAAAATCATGGCTCTTCAAAAATCTACCACTTCACCACAAGGTTTCAACGCTGACAATGCTTATCATCGAGTAGAGAATGTCAGCTTATTAAATAAAAATAGTTTAAACTTTATGGTGCTTTCTTACGCATCAGCATCTAACGATATAAGTTTTCAAGCGGATGCTTATAATTGCGATTATGACTTAAATGGTGAAAACCCTTTAAAGCAAGCTTACGAACATTTAAAAACTCTTCCTGAATTTAACGGAGCTACGGATTGCTAATGATCGACTCTCTATCTAGCTTTCTTAACACGGGTCTTGTCGTCGCTCTTGGCGTGATCGGGTGGATTATCAAACGTGTTATTGAACGTCTTGATCTCGGTGAGAAAAGAATGACTAAGATAGAGGTGGAGTTAGCTGCACAACGGGAAAGAGATAGAGCTGTTGAAGCACGCATCGCAAAGGTAGAAGAAGCACTTAAAGAAGTTCACACTAAATTAGATCGTATGATGGAGGTATTAGTACAGCGATGAAACAAGGATTATACGCAAACATTAATAGAAGAAAGAAACTAGGTATCAGCCGTAGTAAGAAGAAGTCTACCATCACACCAAAAGCTTACGCTAATATGAAGCGTGGGTTTAAGAAGAAGAAGTAATCATGCCTTACTCACAATACAGTAAGAAACAAAAACGTTTAGCTGCTGTGGCTGGCGATAAAAAGAAGATAACACAAGCTGACATCGTAGCGTTGAAACGTCGTGGTGTTACTCTGAAGGGCCGTGGCAAAAAAGCGTAAAGGCGTATCACTGTCGATAGGCAGAGGTGAGAAAAGCAAGAAGGGCGGACTCACTGCAAAGGGAAGAGCTAAGTATAACAGAGCTACAGGTTCTAAACTCAAAGCTCCTCAACCCGGCGGTGGCCCACGTAAGCGTTCCTTCTGTGCTAGGATGTCTGGAGTGAAGGGACCCATGAAAGATAGTAAAGGTCGTCCTACTCGTAAAGCTTTGGCGTTGCGTCGTTGGAAGTGTTAACAGATGCCACTACGTCCTATAGTTCGACCTCATCCGTTGTCTGCCCAATATCGGACACTAGGTAATGTTGCTAGTAAAGGAGTGGCAGAAGCAATAGCTACAACCGCAGCAGCTAAAGAGATAACAGATTCCATTACAGCTGACCCTGACATCATAGGACTAGTGGGTGGTAATGCTGCGTTAAGTGACCCACAGATTGACGCTTTAGGAGCAACTGTTAGTGATAACTTAGATGTTTACAATGGAGGAGGAGCATAACAAATGGCTACATTTAGTAAAAGAATACAACTTAGAAACGATTCCGCCAGTAACTGGGCATCCGCCAACCCTGTTCTTTTAGAGGGGGAAGTAGGAATCGAGATCGACTCGGCTCGTAACAGAATTAAGATAGGTGACGGGACGACTGCTTGGAACGATTTACCTTACTTCTTAGACGCTCGTGAGGAAGAGGTAGGTGATTACCAAGATTTCCTTGACGGCTTAACTACACCCTAATATAAAACCACCTCGATATGAGCAGTTTACTTACACAGTTAGGTCAGAAGGTTAAAGCAAAGCTTGATAACAAGTTTGATAAGTCCGGAGGCTTGATTAGTGGTTCGGTAAATATATCACAATCTCTGCAAATTGGATCATATCTTACATCAAGTTTACCAGTAGCTGGTACATCAGGACGTATCATATATGTCACAGATGGAGATGGTAGTGGTGGTCCTTGTATAGCGGTTGACGATGGAACAGCTTGGAAAATCGTAGAGCTTGGTGGTGCGGTACCTACTGCTACTCATATACTTGCAGAAGATGGAGACAGCTTAACGACTGAGGCTGGAGCTATTTTAATCACCGAGCCAGCTTGACAGTTATTAGCTGTCCTTATACTCTTTCTAAACACAACTAACCCACAACAAAGGATTATATATTATGTCTAGTTTGCTTACCCAATTGGGTCAAAAAACAAAAGTAGAGCTTGATAAGAAGCTCGCCCTCGCAGGCGGAACAATGACTGGGGCTTTGACCCTTTCAGGTGCTCCTACTGCTTCCCTTCACGCCGCCACCAAAGCATACGTCGATACTGCATCTGACACTTCAGCTCTTCAATCTGAACTTGACGCTACTCAAGCTGGTGCTGGTTTAGGTACTAACGGTGCTTACACAGCTAATGGTTCTGCTAACTACATCAGTTCAGTAACGACCCTTCAAGCTGCTGATAACGCTCTTGATACTCAGTTAAAGACTGTTGCTGACGCTGTTGCTTCTAACGACTCCGACATTTCCACCTTACAATCTAACGTAAGCAGCAATGACTCGGACATCAGCTCCCTTCAATCTGACGTTTCAACTGCTCAGTCTGACATCACTACTCTTCAATCGAACGTTTCTTCGAATGATAGTGACATCTCGTCCTTGCAGTCCAGCGTATCCGCTAACACTTCTGCTATCAGCAGCAACGACAGCGACATCTCTGCTCTGCAAACTAAAGTTGGATCGCTTGCTACCGACGGTAACTCTGCTTCGTTCAGCGGTAACCTTTCTGCTGCTGACTTAACTCTTAGCGGAAATCTTACTGTATCCGGAACTACCACCACTGTTTCTACAACAAACTTAGATGTTAGCGATAGTCTTATCAACTTGTCTAAGGGTGCTGCTTCAGCTTCTACAGCATCGAATGACGGTGGATTTGTTATCGAGCGTGGTTCTTCGGAGTCGAACGCTGCGTTCTTCTGGGACGAGTCTGCTGACAAATTCAAAGTAGTTACCACTTCCGCAACTGCTGCTTCCACCGACATCTACGGTGACGATAGCTCCGCTGCTCTTGCTGATCTCGACGCTAACCTCTACCACAACGGTGTGGAACTTGGTTCAGTATCTGAGTTTGAAACAGCATTAACTGCTTAAGAGTTTATAGCTCATCCATCATTAAGGGGCGGTTCTTCGGAGCCGCCTCTTTTTGTTTACAAAGATAACAACCAATAGTAATATAACATCATGCTAAGTCATAAAGAGGGAAGTAAACTGCACGATAAGATAGCAGGTGCGTACAGTCACAGCATAGATATGATGGAAGATACGGGGGAGTACAACGCTGCTCTTCTTAACGGAGCCAGACAGTTCCTAAAGGATAACAATGTATTGATGGATAGCGGTGTTGGTACTCCTTTAGACGAACTGAATGCCAAGCTAATCCAGTTACCATTTGAAGAAGAAGAACATCGAGATACCGCCCAAGCTACGGGACTTTAGAAACTTTCTATACCTAGTCTGGAAACACCTTAACCTCCCTGATCCTACCCCGCTTCAATACGATATAGCGGAGTACTTGCAACACGGACCTAAGCGGTCTGTTATCATGGCGTTCCGGGGTGTAGGAAAAAGTTGGATTACGAGTGCCTTTGTAGTACATCAGCTACTGCTGGACCCAGCTAAGAACATACTTGTTGTATCTGCATCTAAGAATAGATCGGATGACTTCTCTACATTTACCTTGCGAATCATTCAGGAGATTCCCATTTTACAAGGATTAAAGCCATCAGAGAACCAACGGTTTAGTAAGATAGCATTTGATGTAGGTCCTGCTCCTGCGTCTCACGCACCCTCTGTTAAGTCTCTTGGTATATCGTCCCAGCTTACAGGTTCCCGTGCAGACATCATCGTAGCTGACGACGTAGAGGTAGCTAATAACAGTGCTACTCAAGGGATGAGGGATAAGCTGGATGAACAAGTAAAAGAGTTCGACGCTATCATTAAACCACTCGACTCCTCCCGTATCATCTTTCTTGGTACTCCTCAATGTGAGGACAGTATATACAACAAACTGCGAGAGAGGGGCTACAAGAGCCGTATATGGCCTTCAGAGTATCCAGACGAGGTAGAAGCCACGAACAACTACGGAGGCGATTTAGCACCCCTTATAGCGGATAACATAGCTTCTGATACAGTAGGTACTTCTACAGAACCCTTACGGTTCACTGATTTAGACCTAGAAGAACGTAAAATGAGCTACGGTCGTACCGGGTACGCCTTACAGTTCATGCTGAATCCTAAGCTATCTGATGCTGATCGATACCCATTAAAGATAAACGATCTGATTATATCGGATGTGGATGTAGACCTAGCTCCTGAGAAGATTGTGTGGTCCTCTGACCCGGATAATACGGATCGTGAGCTACCAAATGTCGGATTAGCGGGGGATCGATTCAGGCGTCCCTCTTCCACTGTAGGAGATATGATACCGTATACAGGCTCTGTGTTATCTATTGACCCCAGTGGGCGTGGTAAGGACGAGACAGGGTACGCTGTAGTAAAGATGCTTAACGGACAACTGTACGTACCTGATGCTGGTGGTATAAAAGGAGGGTACGACGAAAGGACCCTTAAACAACTGGTAGCTATAGCAAAGGATAACAAAGTTAATATCGTTGTTATAGAGTCTAACTTTGGAGACGGTATGTTTATGGAGCTGATTAAACCGTTGTTTCGTACCACTTACCCTGTAACTATAGAAGAAGTTAGACATAACAAACAAAAGGAGCTACGTATCGTTGATACCTTAGAACCTGTACTTAACTCTCATAGACTTGTTATTGATCCAAAGG